GTTCGATTTCCTCCGGAGAAAGGTCCTTGGTGAGCTGATAAACGATGGCGCATACCATTTCCATGTGAGCGAGTTCTTTCGCTCGTAGAAGATGCAACGAACGAAAAACGCCGCTATTTCGGCACTTTTGGAAACACATCAATTTCAAAGTCAGAACGATCCTGCCCCTTTTTGTTTCGTTTTGTCTTTGTGAACATGATTTTTTCAATTAAAACCTTCAAAGCACTGTTCTTTTCAGGAATTGTAAGTCTACCCCATTCGCCGAGCAAATTCTTACAGCGCGGAACGAAATTTTTACGGTTTGCCTGCAGTGCGAGTGTGGCGTGAAGGTCGTTCTGTGCGGAGATAATGTGCTCCATACATTCTTTTACACGTTGTTCAAGAGCGTTTGACCGCTCAATAAAAATTTCCTTCGTATAGATACCCTGCTCGAGAAAATCAAAAAGGGATTCACGTTGCTTTAAAAGTGTTTCATGCTCTTTTTCAAAATTCTTAACAATCGCTTCTTTTGCAGCGACGTTCTCCGCGTCTTCGGGTAACGCATCAGTAAGCTCGTATTTATCTATGTAATTTCGCAGCCATTCCAACAAGGCGAGCTCTAACTCATCAATTCGGATACCGACTGTAGGGCATTCCGTGTATTGACAAATTAGAATGTCATAAGGCGTTTTGGTATGCGCTTTTTTACGAACCATCAGCCGGCCGCACTGGGAGCACCGAACAAGACCGGCAAAAATATTCTGAATCGGTCTGTCATCACGCACCGGAGCGGAACAGCTCCCCTTTGGCTGATTGGCGCGCCGGAAAAGATCCGCACTGATCCGGGGCGGCCAAACTGCATCGGCAAGAATATAATCCGACGAGTGCGGGCGAGAACGGGAAATTTTTCCATCTTTGACCGTGCGAACCGTTTTCCGATGTCCCCAGCGAACTTTTCCGATATTTGCCGGATTAGATATAATTCCTTTTAGCGTGGACGGCGTAAACGGGCGTCCACTTCTTGATAAAATTCCCATTTCAGTCATATAAGTACACGCTTTTTGATAACCGTATTGTTTGTTCCCACATAAATCATACATCAGATCGAGTACAGGGGCTTCGGCCGGATCGGGAGCAAGAGAGAAGTGCTTGCCATCAGGAGCGATAACACGGCGCCATCCGTAGGGCGGTATATTTCCGACATAATATCCGTCAGAGCTACTTCGTTCTCTGCCACGCTGCATCCTGCGCTTAATTGTTGCGTATTCTCTTCGGCTCATAAACAGACTAAATTCAAAGTATTCGTTATCGTACTCGTTTGCCGGATCATACGTTTTGTTAGGGGTGATAATTTTCGTGTTTGAATAGAAAAATGCACGCTGTACCCGCCCTTGATCGATCGTATCTCCGCGGGCGAGGCGGTCAACGTCCATAACAAGACATCCGTCCCACATACAAGACTCTACTTCAGCCATCACTTGAGACATCACCGGGCGGGAATCAATACTGTCGCCAGAGACAACTTCACGATAAATCGCTCCGATCGGAAGCGACAGCGTTTTCGCGAGTTCTAATAAAGTGGTGATATGGCGTTCGAGGACATCGATTCCCAATGCTTCAAGATCGGCATCCTTTCTCGATTTACGAGCATAAATAAAATAAGACATTGCATCACACTCCTATGTAATTATATGTAAAAAGGTATAAAAATAACAGCTATCAAGAAACAAATGTTCTGATTGCGATAGCTGACCGAAGATGATACAATATATTTTGAAAGATATGGTTTTAGTAGATGTTTTTGTCTACCAATGTATCTCTTCGGAGATATTGCAAGACCGTTCCTGTTGGCGCAGGAGCGGTTTTTTATTTACTTTGATGTTTCATTTTTTGGCTGATGCGATATTGCTCGGCATCAGCCACATCGATGAACTCTACTGTTTTGTCAAAATTCTTTTTAACAACCTCTTTTATTTCGTCTAATGTAACATTGAAGAACTCTCGTCTTGTATTAACCATGTTAAGCTTTCTATCCTCAAACGCTTTATGTAACGCAGCTTCGAGAGCTGGCGCATCATCAGAGAATATCATAGCGTGTACATCAAAGTTGAATGGCACGGATGCGTCACCAAGTTCATCAACTCGGTCTTGTGGATCAAGACGGCGCGTCATACCTATTTTGTATACATTCTCGCCAAAAGCGCCGATGTTTGAAATTATATATACATATCCAGCGCGCTGGTTTGCTTCTCTGTAATCAATATCTTTCATAGCTTTATCTATATCCTGAAGCTGAGTTTCGAGTTCGGATTTCTTCTGAATTAAATCAGCGTCGTCAGGTGAGGATTCTAATTGTTTTAACAATTTTTCATAGACCGTTTGATAGTGTGTCTGTTCTTTCTCTATTTTCTTTCGTTGAGCTTCGATTTCTTTTTGAAGTTTTGCAGCTTCCCGCATTTCGGCGCGAGCGGCTTTCTGAGCTTCCTTTTCTTCCTGTTTCTTTTGCTGGTACTCAAACGCTAGTTTCAGCTCTTCAATCTTCAAATTCAGATACGGGCGATTTATGGATATTCCCATTATTGTACCAAGTTTGGAAATGGTTTCCGCAGATTTATTTATCCGGTTTAAAGAAGCATCAAAGTTAGTATATTTTACTTTCCCGACAACTTCATCACATTCATTGTTAAACGCTCGTAATAATAATTTTTGTGTGTCGGAAACCATTTTCTTTCCTTTCGAAGCACTACCATTAACCTGCCATGAAGTAAAGCCAGATACAGCAGTTTTATTCTTTATCATCGCTTTTTGCTTTGCCCTTATTTCGGATAGCTTTTCTTTATACTCCAGTGCATTTGCGAAATCATAATGCGGTTTATATAGTCCGAATTCCTGAACCAATATCTCTTCATCCACGGAAACAAGTTCTGTTTTCCTGTCAGAGATATGTCTTTCAATGTCTTCAAGTTGTGCATTTTTGGAGATTATAGTGTTATCACAATCTGAAATTGTCTGGTTGCGTTGCTGGATAATAGAGTCTAAATCTCTGATTTTGTTTTGTAAAGCAAAAGC